ATGACGATACTGTAGAGGCAGTAGTGCAGGATCCACGTGGTATTTCACGATCATAGGAGAAAAAAATGGCTGAAGAACAAAACTTACCAAAAGAAGAAGATGTTAAAAAAGAAGTAAAAGCTGAAACATCTGATGTAGAGATAGAAATTAAAGATGACACTCCTGAAGCAGACCAAAATAGAAAAAATCTCCCAAAAGAATTAGTTGATAAATTAGAGTCTGAAGAGCTTGATGCTTATGATGAACAAGTTAAAGATAAAATATACCAACTTAAAAAAGTTTGGCATGATGAAAGGCGTGAAAAAGAAAGATACCAACGTGAGAATCAAGAGGCTATTAACGCAGCTAAAAAATTATTAGAGGAAAATAAAAAATTAAAAACTGCGTTTGATGATAATCAAAAACAATATATAGAAGCAGCTAAAAATTCTGCTGACTTTGAACTTGATGCAGCTAAAAAAGCCTATAAACAGGCTTATGATGAAGGTGATAGTGAGAAAGTGGTCGAAGCGCAACAAAAATTAAATGAAGCCACTTACAAAGTACAACAAATAAAATCATATGAACCCCCTTTACAAAATAAAGAAGATGGTGTAAAACAAGATAATGACGTGCAACCTGCCGCTTTACCACCTGACGAAAAGGCAATAGAATGGCAGAAGAACAATTCATGGTTTGGACAAGACGAAGAGATGACCAGCCTTGCGTTAGGATTGCATGAAAAGTTGGTAAAACAAAACGGCGCAGGTTACGCTACTACGGATGAGTATTACAAACGAATAAATGAAACCATGAGAAAACGGTTTCCAGAACATTTTGAACTTGCTGATGACACAGAGTTTGAAAAAGAAAATGAAGACCCTGTAAAAACAAAACCTTCAGCAGTGGTTGCTCCGGTGACAAGAACTACGTCTTCTAAGAAAATACGATTGAGTACATCTCAAGTTAATTTAGCTAAGAAGTTAGGATTAACACCAGAGCAGTATGCTAAAGAATTAATCAGATTGGAGAATAGAAATGGCTGAAAACAAGTTAGCTCGTGAGTTACAAAACAGAGAAGCAAAAGAACGTCCAAAAAGTTGGTCGCCTCCTTCTACGCTACCAGAACCTAATAAAGAACCGGGTTTTGGTTACAGGTGGATACGTACTTCTACTTTAAATGATCCTGACCCTAGAAACATATCTATGAAATTTAGAGAGGGGTGGGAACCAGTTAAAGCAGAAGAACAACCACATATGAAGATAATAGCAGACGTCAATAGCCAACACCCCGGATGTGTAGAAATAGGAGGACTTTTACTTTGTAAAGCTCCTATAGAGCTAATCGAACAACGAGACGACTTTTATCTAAATCAGGCTAACAATCAAATGCAGTCTGTGGATAATAATTTTATGCGTGAAAATGACCCAAGAGCACCTTTGTTTAAGGATCATAAAACAACAGTGTCTTTTGGTAAAGGCAAATAATTTTTTAGGAGATAGAAAATGGCAGCTACTGCTTCCCCTTTTGGGTTAAAGCCTACTAATATGATTGGTGGTGCACCCTACAATGGCGGTGCTATTAGACAGTATCATGTAAAAGCTAATAACTCCGCTGCAATTTTTAATGGTGATTTAGTTGTACTAAGTTCTGCTGGACTACCAGCCGCTGTATCTTCCACACCAGAAGCTAATGAATTAGCAGCTACATCTGATAACGGCACTCCGGGAATTGTAGGAGTTATGGTTGGTGCTAAATACGTTGATGATAATGGCGTTCAGCAATTTAGACAGTTTCTTCCAGCTAATGCTACAACTGCTGGGTTTACAGAAATCAAAATTATGGTTAATGATGACCCAAGACAGTTGTATAAGATCCAAGGAAATAATTCTTTAGGCACATTTAACAGCGGAACAGATGGATCTGGTTTTGCTGGTGCGATTGGTAAGAACGGACAGTTGGATTTTAGTACATCTGGTAGCACAACAACGGGTAACTCAGGCGTAAGTCTTAAAATTGACGCTAATGGTAGTAATTTAGCAACTACAGAAACTTTCGGTATGAGAGTGATTGATGTTGTTGAAGGCACTGAGAATGACAATTTTCCTGAGTTTATTATTAAATTTAACGTTGGCGTACATGCGTATGACAACTCACTTGGCGTATAAGGAGATCTTAAATGGCTATTTCAAGAGCACAACTACTTAAAGAGCTTCTCCCCGGCTTAAACGCCC